GCAGCAGGTTTGCTTTTAAGAGCGGACCACTTATGCGACCAATAGCCATCTCTTCTCCTCAGTACGGGGATCCTGTCCCTCTAGCCCAATTCTCATCCTTACGGCTCTTTGCTGGCTAACCACAGTTTGACCCTGCAAGTATTGGTCATACGTTGCATTAATAGTATTTAGCGAAAATTGGATTTATTAACCTAGTATAATAGTATATTGGAGGGCTAATTCGTTCATTTCATCATCAGTAAGAGTACCACCTGTACCTGCTGATTGTGTGTATGATGATCCAGTAAATGTTTCAAGTGTTTCACTATCTGTATTCCACCTAGTATCACCTATCTCAGGAGTCGGCCATCTATTAGAGTTATTACCAAAAGGAATAACCATTGCATGTGTTCCTGAGACTTTGTCGTATCCGTATCCAGTAGGTATAAAAGTTAGTGCAGTGTCAACTGGCCATGTAATATTTTGTCCATCAAATGTAAGTGTGTCTATTGTAACATTACCAGTGCCGTTGGGATTGAGTAATAAATTTGTATCTGTAGTTGTTGTCGATAAAACATTAGTATTAAAATTAATATCGTCAACCTGCAATCCTGTTAAGTTTGCACCTGTACTATCTATCGATCCTGATGCTATAGAATTAGCTGTAAAATTTAAAGTATTGTTAGTAGGATGAGCTACTAAACTAGTTAATCCATTTTCAGCGTATACACCACCTAATGGCATATATCCTGTATTTGCTCTTCCTTCAAATAAATTCCAATAATTATTAAATCTTAATCCACCAGTGGTAGTAGGTCTTTCTCCATTACTGCCAGATGGTAATTTTATTGCTTGTGTAGAATTAACTACTAGCTCACCTGATGTTGTTAAACCTAATGTTCCTGGAGTACTAAGCGTAGCATTTTCTATTTGTACAAACTCTAGATCAACTTTCTTTCCGTTTACATTGTGTCTAAGATTTAAATTCAAATCACTTGCATAAGTTTGTATAACATTTGTATCTATTTTAAGGCCGCCAGTATCTAAAGATGCACTATTTAAATCTGTGGTATGTATGTTGTTCCAGCGTTTGCTCCATGTACCTAGATTAGATACATCATTTACATCTGGCATAAGATTACTGTTTACGTCACTTGTAAATGTTACAGTATCATTATCATCATCGCCTAAAACTAAATCGCCACCAAATGTAATATCTCCTGTTGCATGTATATTACCATCTGAATTCCAGTCAGAATATATTTCAATAGTACCTGTGCCGTTAGGTGTTAAGTTTATATTTGAATTTGATAAGGATCTAAATGTGTTAAAGTTAACTCTTAAATTATCAGTAAGAAGACCTGAAAGGAATACATTACTTCCTCCGCTTAAATTAATATCTCCACTATTTTGATATATTCTGTTTGTGTCAAGAGTCCAGTTTTGTACGTTAGCATTATCTGATATTAAGTTTGTACTAACTAATGGAGTTGGGATATCTAATGAATAAGTTGCCGCTGGAGATTCTGTATTAATACCTACCCTTGAGTTAACAACATCAAGGTGAAGTAGTGCGGTAGACCCGCTTGTATTTTTAAAATTTAAGTTTGATCCGTTACGTTCTAAGTTATCTTTAAGAACGCCACCGCCAATTCTACCCAGTGCCATTACTGTCTCCTATACTATATTTATAGGAATTACTTGTCGAAGTTATGTAGTACTGTGATGGGTTTTCCTGTAGGCACAGGCGTACTGAAAACAATATACCAACCTGCGGCATATGGTGTGTTTGGTCCTGAACTCGGATTTTGTACTAGTGTATAGTTTGTTGTAGAAATTTGGAAAACATTTTCAACAAGCACAATTACACTTTGAGCACTAGCAGGTGTCGGATATTCTGTATCTCCTGAATTTAAAAGACCAAATGTAGTTTCTGTGCCGTCACCGACACCTAAGTTTTGTTGCGTTATTCCAACAGGATTAGGTTCGTTGTATCTTAAATTTTTCCAAGCACCATTTTCGTATACTTCAAATTCGTTATTATCAGTATTATATCTCAGCTGTGCATTAGCAGGAGTGCTTGGACGCTCTGCAGTAGTACCGCTTGGTACTACAATTGCTTTTGTGCCGTCAATAATACCTAAGCCTGCTGTGGTAAACTTTACACTAGCACCTTGTATATTTCTTGCATTCAAAGTTTGTTGCTTTAAAAAACGCATTTATACTTCCAAAAAGCTTACTGTAGCAGATAAAGTAGTATTTCCAGAACCTGCATCAGGTGATCCAATTAACACAATTTTATCACCTTCATCTAAAACTATTTTTTCTGAATCAAATGTAAAAGTTTCTTTTGCTGGTAAAGTTAAATCATGTAGTACTCTTGTTACAGAGTTAGATAATGGTGATCCGCTTTTTACTAGATGCATATCAACAGTAGCATCAGTAGTGGTGCTATTGTTACAAATTAAAATATTTGTAATTGCATATGTTTTTCCTGTTGGAACTGCACCAGCTGGCGAACCTACACCAGTTGGATCTAGTATTTCAGTGTTGGTTGTTTTTATTTGTGCTGATATAATTGCCATGTTTTTTCCTAAAATAGCATACTGTAAAGTATGCTTCTATTTTTACTTATCAGTTCGTCTCTTGTTCCTTGTGAATTTACGAAGAACATACCGGTCTGTCCATACGATTCAGTTTGTATATAAAGCTTATTACCATCTGCTGGCTGAGTTGGAACATGAATTGCTTGTCTTATATGCAAAGTATCATCAATTTGCACTACTCCTGTACCTGGAGAACTAATAATCATGTCTTGATTACTAGTTGTAGTTTCAATTATTGTTCCGCCTATCCTAACTTCAGGTAATTCAAATCTATCTTCGAATAGCTTTGCATTTGCTTGCCCGTCAATATTAAAATCAATAACACTTGGTGAGCCAGATACATCAGTATCTGCAATAACAATAGCAGTTTGCGTACCAACATTACCTTGACCAATTGTTGAGATATTAACTGTATTAAATGCATTTGATATTGTATCATCAACATATTTCTTGTTAGGTAAATCGTCATCGTCTGTAACTTGATTTTCATAATTTACAGTGCCTGTGACACTTACAGTACCTGTACCGGAGTTAATTAAATATAAATCTCCGCCGCCTGTATTAATATTATTTGTTCTAATACCTATAAGGGCATTATTGGCATCTTTAAAAACAAATCCGCCTGTTTTGGTAGTACTTGTAACAGGATCACTCCAAGTAATATTTTCATTAAATGTCATTAATGCATTAACAAGTGTTCCACGATCCATTTCTAGACCGGAATCATCTAAAGTGATCCCGGGTCCAGTTTCTCCAGAATTTAATGTTAATATATTATCTTTGATATCTAAATTTTGAGAAGTAACAGTAGTAGTTGATCCTGATACTGTTAGATTACCAGTAATGATAACATTACCTTGTTGGAATCCAGTATCAAGCGTTATTGCACCGCCTGGCTGTACAACAACGTTATAGTCTCCTGTTGCTACCTTGAGATATTTAGACATTAATATTATTCCTTATTAATATCTTATGCGTCTTCAGTGAAGTCTGTATCGTCAGTACCTGATTTAGTATCATCATCACCAGCTTCTTCAACTTGTACTGCACCGTCTGCGCCTGCAACTGTAAAGTTCCAAGAAATACTTGTACCGTCTAGTGCGTTTGAACCAGTAGCTGAAGGTTGCTTTACAGTAACTTTTCTACCTGCAATTTTAGAAACACCGTATGTTTCATCATCATCACCTTTTACAGAAATTGTCATTTCTGTGCCAGTAAGTGCAGCTGGTAGTTTACCAGTTACAAGTGTGCGATCATAGCTTCCGCCATCTTCTGTTGCACGTACTCTAAACTTCTTGCTACCAAGTTGTTTTACAATATGTCCTTCAACAACTGCTGATCCGTCATGAAAGTTAACTTTAATTTCGTTTCCGCTTGCTGTTGGTGTTCCGAAAAATCTTTTATTAATTGGTCTTCCCATTTGTTTTCTCCTTAATAAGTTGACGTTCTAGGTCTACGGGGTTGGTTCCCCATAAGTCCTCATCTAGAGGACATCCTCTTGACATAGTATTTATCATTAGTAACAAAAGAAAAAGGCCCGCTTGTGGCGAGCCTTTTAATATAAGGTGATAGGTTGGACTTCAGAATACCAACAACCTAGGCTTACAGTCTGTCTGATAATACCTAAGCACCTCGCATCGAAAAGTTACTTTCAAAACCTGCATCTTCGTGTCTCCACGCTCATACAGTGCCACTACAGCTACGAGTCAAGTTCAGGACCTGCCATCCCTCTTCCTTGCACTATCGTAAGTTAAACCGTCATCTAACTTACTGTATACATAATAGCATCTTTGTAGTAGTTGTCAACCACTTTTTTAAAAAAAAGTCAAAAAAATAGGCCCCCTAAAGGACCTATTTTAATCTCGTATATTACTAAAGTAATATTAGCTAAAGCTAACGTTACCTGAAGTAATAGCAACAGCGCCGAGGTAATCAGCAGCGTTACCAAGAGACGAAGCAGTATTTGATAATTCAATATACCCGTATCTTGTCATAAAGCTTACTGTTGGCTCAAATGTGGACGGATCCAGCACAACGCCTGAGCTCATTAGCGGAATGTATGGGCAATAGAATGCTGCCGCATCTGATTCGCTTGAACCTTTATAACCAACAAGTACGTTAGCATTGTCAGCTGCATATGTGTTTACATATACTTTCATAGCGTTGTTCAAAGTACCAACCATCTTAGTGTTAGTTGGAGCTTCGAATGAACCTTCAGTTGTTCTTGCGAACGCTGAAGTTGTAGCACTCTGCAGAATTGTAAGTGCAAATGGACTTACAACTGCCCAGTTACCTGCGCCTCTACGTGTACGCTGAGCGATCTGGTTTGATACTCTGTTAATTTGAACAGCTAAAGCAGCATGCTCGTCACCAACAAAAGTAGCAGTACCTGATACAGCAGCTTGGTCATATGTTTGACCTGCTGAGCCAGCTAGTGTGTTTAAGCTTGCAAGTACCTCTTGATCAATTTCAGCGGTAATTTCTTGTGCTAAAGCAGCCATAATTTCTGCTTCAACGTCAATACCGTGCATTGATTGAGCGTCTTGAGCCGCTTCAAAAGTCCAGCGAGCTGATAGCTTTCTGGTTTTTGCTTCGACTGTTTGCTTCAAGATTTGGATTGATAGCTTATTACCAGCTGCGCCTTCAAGTACTGCTGTGTTATCAGCCTTACCTGTTGTTGCATTACCGGAATATGCTTCCGCAATCTTGAATGGTGAAAGTGCTTCTTCACCAGCAGTAGCGCCTGAAGCGCCTGAGCCTGCTGTATCAGAGTAGCGTACTCTCAATGTGTGGATTTGACCCACAGGACCAGTCATAGGCTGAACACCAACTAATTCGTTAGCAATAACGGTTGGCATTACACGTCTGATGACGGGTAGGATAACTCTGTTAAGAGTTGCGACATTACCGGCGGATGTTGTTCCTGCTACAGCTGTCTCAGACAAATACTTGCGAGTATTTTCTAAGGTAGTAGCCATAACGCCTTTTTTGTTGCCTTGAAGGCCTTCCAAAAGTGCAGTTTTCGTATCCTGCCAGCGACTTTCTAGTAGTTCTGACATAATTATCTCCTTAATTTAAACCAGCTAAACGCTTCATAGTAATAACATTGCTATTACTCTCTGCGTCAGCTTGCTGTGAACTAACGTTAGTGTTTTCTCTATTGCCTGTAATTTCGGTGCCTTCTGTGAGTGTTGCCTTCTTAGCTGGAGTATTACCGTCGATAACCGCTGGTAGGTACTTATCAAACTGAGCTTTTAACCTATTAGTTTGAACTGATTCCAGTAAATCAATCATAATTTCACGCTGATCTTTAGCCAAAGGCTGGATCAAATCGTTAATTAAGTCTTTTCTTTGCGTTGATTCAACAATACGCTTCTTTTCAGTAGCTGTTGATTCTGCAATTTCTTTTGCTTTCTTTGCAAATGCTTTTGCTTCGTCAAGTTGCTTGTTTTTTACATCAATAACTTTCAAAAGTTTAGCAGTTTCTGAATTTTCATTTAGGTAGCTAGTACCATATTCAGAAGCAAAGCTTTCAAAGATTTTACGACCAAAGTCGTTTTTACGTGCAGTGTCAATATCTTCTTTAAGTTGATTAATCTCTGTTTTAAGAGCTTTGTCAACTGTTTCAGATACTGCTGTTGCACCTCTTTCGATAAAGTCTGATTTGACTTTAGCAAAGTGTTTCTTAGCTTCACGTACAAGTTTAACCTTGGTTTCTGCTAAGTCTTTCTTATCTTCTTGGAACTCGGATATTTCACCCGCTAAAGCTTCTACTACAAACTCTTCAAGTTTAGCATAGTTTTCTGCCATTACTTTCTTGTCTGCATGTAGGTCTTTAATTTCGCTTGCTAATTGTTCAGCAACAAAACCCTTGAGTAAGTTTGCATTCTCACGTTGTGCAACAGCATATTTTGCTTTTGCTTCTGCAAGTTGTTTGCGATCATCTGCAAACTCTGCAATCTCTGCTTGAAGGCGCTCGGAAAGCATAGAGTCGATAGCTTCGACCATAGTCTCTTTATCGTGCTCATACTTTGTAGCAAATTCTTCACGTAACTCAGCAGTTGCCTGCATTTTGTTCTCCTGAATTTTTGCATTCCATGCTTCTTCAATCTCAGCCTTAATTTCGGATGATACCACGTCATTTTCAAAAAGTGTTTTTAGTGCATCTATCATACCATTGTCTCCTAGTTTATTGGAGTTTACTGATTATGTTAATCAGTGATTCCTTAAGATACTTTTGTGCCTTTACGTCATGTTTTGTTGCCTGTGCAAATTCGTATGCCTTCATCCCACCACGTGCATTCATTAGATGCTCGTATATTGGTGTAGGATATGCACCAGGGGCGCTGGGCTGAGCCACAACGTCCACAGTGATAATTTCAAAGTCGGAAACTTCGCCGCTTCCGTCTTCCATTACGTTACCAGAGCCCCTACTGGAAACACCTAGTTTAACTCCGCTTTCAAGCATTGTTTTAACTAAGTTTCCCATAGGAGTTGGTAATATTTTTAGTTTGCCATAGCCATTGTCACCATCCATCCACGTTTCCGTGATCATATGGCTTACACGATCTATGTTAATGTTAAGTCCTTCAGGATGATCAACTTCACCGAGAACTGAATATCCTCCAGTAATTTGATCGTTGAGAGTTTTGACAGCCCTGCCGATTTCGGATACAGGATACACTCGCTGATTAGCATTTCTAATACCGCCTTGGATAATAATTCCCTTCATATAAAGGTCTTTACCCTCGTTAGCGTTTTCGAGTACTACATTAGCTTGGTCGAATGTCAAATTCTCTTGTAAATTAATCATCAAAATTCCTTAACTTAGCTGCCGATAGTTGATTTCTTATCAGCTGCTGCTTCTGGCTTGCCTTTTTTCTCTGCACCGTGTCCTGGTTGTGCTTTTAATGACTTAGAAGCCTTTCCACCTGGTACATTTACATTGCCGCCGTCTTGGTCTTTAGCGTTCATATCGCCTAGACCAGCATGGTCGCCGCCGCTTTCTTCAGCACCTTGTACTAAGTTACTTGCGTCACCACCCATGTTATTTGGGCTTGCTACTGTGCTTTTTGTGTTTGCACCGTTGTCGCCCATTTTAGCTGAAACTTTCTCTACGTATTCACGCATTTCTTCTCCAGCTGATTTTGGATTTTTTGATTCTTCAACTTCTTCATCAGTTGCTTCTTCAACTTCTTCATCTGATGCTTCGTCTACTTCTTCATCTGATGCTTCGTCTACTTCTTCATCTGATGCTTCAAACGGAAGTGCTGACTCTTCTTCAGGCTCTTCGTCACCTGGCTCTTCGTCATCACCAGCCATCATTTTTTCAAATTCGGCTTTAAGATCATCTAATGCATCTTCTAAGTCTTCAACACGATCTTCAACGTCACCTTCTGGCTCTTCACCTTCTTCGTCGTCTCCGCCTTCGTCACCCATTCCGCTAAGTGCTGCCTCTAGGTCATCACCTGCATCGCCACCTACTGCTTCAATAGGATCAGCTTCTACTTCAAACTCATCTAAGTCAAAACCTTCTTCAACTTCTTCATCTGATGCTTCATCTACTTCTTCATCTGATGCTTCATCTACTTCTTCGTCAGTAGCTTCATCTACTTCTTCGTCAGTAGCTTCATCTACTTCTTCGTCAGTAGCTTCATCGACATCTTTGTCGTCTTCTAAAAGACCTTCATAAATATCTCTTGATTTTTCTACCACAATTTCGTGGAATAATTTTTCTGCCGCGTCCTTGTCTTCGTTGACAAGTAATTCAAGCATTTGTTCAAATTTGTTACGATCTGCCATTTTTACTCTCCTATAATGTATTGTACATACCGATTGGGTATGGGCTGTCATAATATATTTACTTTATTTGCAGAAAAGTGCGTACAAATAGGCTCAAAACGAGCCATTTTTGCAGATTATTAGATTTTAAAGGATTTTTTGAAATCCCGTACATGGATGTTTTCAACATTATCCAGTTTTGTAAGCTCAGGAGGAGTAAAAAAACTTTCTCCTAACACTCTTATATATCTCTTTTGAGGATTATTCTGGCATGTAATAATAGTTTGTTTAAGCCAATTTCCAAAATAAGTTGCTTTTTCAGTTGGTGCTTTATAATTTTGAGTGCCTGCGTATATATTATTTACTAATTGTCCTGTTCCTTCAAAATCAAATCCTATAATATAGATAGTATCGTAATCTGTCATATCAGAAGCTAACCATAATGCTGTAGGGCCACTGCTCCATCCTTTAGAAGGTTGAAAAAATTTGAATCCGGTCATTTCTGCATATGCTCTATTTGGATTAGTCCAAGTTTCTACCTGATGTTGTATACCTGCTTTGTTAAGTTCTAAAACCATTTTTGTATCCACAGCTACAAGGTAATCAGGAATAAAGTCTCTATATACCGCATTACATCCATATATTTTACCAAAAGGTTTAAGACTTGGTAAAGCAATAGGCTCTCTACTTGTGCCATTTCCAATTACAAAGGCTATTTTATTGTTTGTAGGTGCAGTTGATAGTGTTTCAGGAGGAGGTGTGTTTTTTGCTAGCTTACTTGATTTAGCTAAATTTTTTCGAGCTTTTCTTTGCTCTTTAGTTTCACCTGGAATATATTTTTTCATTTATCATACAGAATCTGGTTGAGCTGCTATTCCGTACATTTGTTTTACAAACTGCAACTCTTTTACCTTTTCTTCTGTATGTAGCTCTGAGGATTTTCTTATTCTATTAATTTGAGCTAAAGTCAATCTACTTTTACGTGTATCTGATTTTTTTACAGGAGTATCGTCATAGTCAGCTTCGTAGCGATTATCCTCTACAGGCTCAACTGTGTTTCTATCAAAATAAAATAATTCACGTAGTATCATGTTAGTATTTATACCGTTTGGTCTGTTGTTGCTGGACTACCTATATCATCACCAGTTACAGTTGATGGCGCATCACCTGCTCCGCCATCAGTAGTTGGAGCATCGCCTTCAGCTTCGTCTTCAATATTTCCAAGATCATCTCCCATACTGGCAGGACTAATACCAGCATCTCTCATTTGTGCTGAAGTATCATCGTTTGTAGGAATTATATCTTCGTCATTCTCTTCACGCCATAGTCTTTCATTTTCAGCAAGCTCTTCGTCAGTCATACCTAAGAAACGTTTGAGTGCAAATCTATTTGACATATACGGTATAGCAGCCATTTGTGAATAAGTTGGTACTCGAGCATTATCAATCTCTGCTTGCCTATAACTTGCAAAATTTTGTGGTGGTTGAAATTTTAAATCAAACATTGAAGTATCTACATTGATACCTCTTTCTAACATATAGCGTTTAAATTCTTGATCAAATTCCTGTACAACTAAATTTTGTAGTCTTTCACAATATGTGTTGAATCTTAATTCTTGAATATATGCTGTTCCAACTCTTCCGTCATTGTATTGTGCAGCTGAATCGTCTGCACCAGTAGGCAGATAACTTGATGGAATACGCAAACCGCGAACTAACTTGTTAGTAAAATACCTAAGATCATCAATTTCTCCTAAGTTTGTACCGCCTGGTAGTGTTTCAACTTTTGATCCACGTCCTTCAGCAGTTTGAGGGAAAAAGTAATCTTCGTTAATTGACAAAGGATTGTATGAACTGTCTATGACATTTGTTCCGCCCCCAGTCTGCGATGGTATACGTCTTTGATGTATTTCCGTCTTAACACGCTCTACAAATTGCATAGCAAGGTGCGATGGCATGTTACCCACATCAACATAGAAAACTCTTCTTTCTGGTGCTCTTTGTACACGATATATAATAATAGCATCTTCAAGTAATTCTTTTTGTTTGTATACTTTAAAAATTGTTTCAAGTAAAGAATTACCAAATGGATAATTATTGTCTAGTCCTTCTGACAAACTTAGATGTATTACATGTTTAGCGTCTACAGTTACTTCTCCATCATCAGTAGTAAATCTACTACCACTGTAACTTGACATAGGTTGTCCAACCATTCCTTTGGCGCCGCCGGTTGGTGTGTACTGTTGATTGCCTCCACTTGTAATATTACCATTTGTATGATAAGGAGTAGTAGCTATTCCGTCTTTAAAATTAAAATTAATATTTTTAACTACATACTGTTCGGGTACTTTCCCTTCACTTTCGTTAACAATAATACGTGACACGTTTGCAGGATCAACATGAAACCAACGCTTAGTTTCTGGATCACGTACAAAAAACTGATCTCCGTATTTGAAAACATTTCTTAATATTCGAAATATTTTTGTTTCAAAGTTTTGTAGTTTACACCATTGTTGTAGGTACTGACCAATAATGTTTACTTCATTATTAGTTGCGTTTTTATTTTTATAGTTTACTATAAAAGGTGAATTATTTGCTTTATTTTTTTGTGTGCAAAATTCTGCTAGAATATCTAATGCAGCATTTACTTCCGAATCTTGATCCATGGTGTTGTACTGACCATAGCGTTCAACTCGATTTGGTGAGCCAACGTATACATCAGGCAGATAGCTAGAATAATTAGACTTTGCTGGTCCTGCGAGATTTCCGCTACTTTTAGCAGTGAAAGGACTATAGCTTCCATTTGTATTATTACCTGTTGGAACAGGAGTAAAATATTTCTTCCAACTCATTTAGTCTCTTCCCATCAACACTTGCGTAGACACATCGCTACTTCTATTTGCAGCTTTTTTAATATTTGGCGATTGTTCTTGTAATTCTTCCAATATGAGCGTCATTGTAGTATTTAGTGTGTTTAGCTCTGTTGCACTCATGTTCTGATTCATTGATTGAGTGCTAAGATATGATCCTGCTGCTGATTGTGATGTTACTTGCTGTGGTTTAGATCTTGCGCCTGCTCCTTTTACTGTTGTGGTTTGATCTTTAGCTGCTTCATTAATTGCTGTAAGTTGTTCAGCTACAGAACTAAGTGCATCTGCATAGCTTTGAACTTTAACAGCATCCATTCCGTCTTGTATAGTATTCAGTGCAGATTTTAAATTTGGTATGTCTATTATGCTGCTTACTGCGGCTCTTGCACTTTCTAAAGTGTTAGCGGATTCTACACCAGATTGAATCTCGCTTGATGATATAGTTTCATCCGGAGTTGGAGCACTATCGCTACTACCTATCGATTTGCCTTTGCCGCCTAACCAAGTTGGTAAAAAGTCTCTGAAGTTTGGCATTGTAAAATCAAATGTAAAGAATCCTGTTATAGCGTCCCACACTTTTGTAAATTGAGATTTAATACTATATTTTGACCAGTCAATGTCACTAAAAGACGTGCCAAGTTTAGATCCTACATCTGATAAGAATGTTTTTGCAGAAGTATATTTGTCTACAATAGTATTATCAAATGCAGTTTTAATTGATGTTCCTATACCTTTAGCTTTAGTTATTGCATCATTAAAAGCTGAAGTAATAGTACCATCATCCCAAGCAGTTTTAATTGATGTTCCTATACCTTTAACTTTAGTTGCTGCATCATTAAAGGCTGAACCAATAGTACTATCGTCCCAAGCAGTTTTAATTGCTGATCCTACAGCTATAGCTTTTTCTCTTGCAGTATTAAAGGCTGAAGTAATAGTACCATCGTCCCAAGCAGTCTTTATACTTCCTGCTACACCTGAAACATAATTTTTAGCAGTAGTAAATTTGGTTGATATACCTTCTTTAGCATCATCCCAAGTGTTAGCAATAGATGTTCCTATAAGTGCAACATTATTTTTTGCTCTTGTAAAACCATCTGATATACCTTGTTTAGTATCATCCCAGGTGTTAGAAATAGATGTGCCTATACCTTTTATACTATCTATAGCACTGTTATATTTTTCAACTACGGCAGCTTTTCCATCGGTCCACATGTTGCCGATACTTGTTCCCCAACCTTTTATTGCTTCTATTGCAGGATCAAATGCTCCTGAAAAATATGCCGCGGTTCCCATACCTATTAAAGCTGTACCAAGTGCGGCTGCTATTCCAACCGGTCCTGTTAAAGGAAGCAAAAACAATGCGGCTAAACCTGCGGCACCCAGTGCGCCTCCTATTGCAATACTTCCCCAATCGATACTACCAATTAACGAACTGATCGCAGCACCTATCGCTTCTCCTAGTATTTTACCAAGTCCTGCAGAATCTCCTTCACCACCAAATAAACCTGCAACGTCTTTATCTAACACTCTGTCAGTGCCGTCTTTATTTTTTCCTATAACTTGGTCTTTTTTACCGCCAAAGATTGCTGTCTTAAGATCATATGTTGCTATATCTGATATAAACTGTTCTACAGCTTTCATAAGTACAGTTAAACCATCTGCTAATTTTTTCATAGCACTTGAAATTGTTTCTTTACCTTCTTCACTAGTAAAAAATTCAGTTAATTTACTAAATCCGGCTGCCAGTATTTCCATAGGTCCGCCTTCAGCGAAGAATATTTGTGCAATAGTAGATCTTAAATCTATAATGTCCTGTTGAAATCCTTTTAGTGCTTCGTCTTTTTGTTTTTCTAGAGCAATTCTTGCTTCAGCATTTTTTATTGCTACATCCATGTCTTTAGCAGAAAAAGTAGCAAGTTCTGTGCTAGCTCTCAACGCCGCACCAAAAGATGTGTTACCATCTACTAGTTGCTGGAATGCAGCTTCTGACATGCCGCCAGCTTTTGCTTCGACTTCTTTTTTGACTTTTTCAAAAAATTCTAGCTGGGCTCCAACGTCCATATTTTTTAGATTTTTTGCATCATTCCTAAAAGTATCACTCATTGCCATAAGACCTTCAGAAACACTTCCTGGTTTTGGTACGCCATCTACCATATCAGTAACAGCTTCTGACATTGCAGGACCTAAACTACTACTCACTGTCATAGCAGCTCTAAAGTTTTTCTGCTGGTCTTTCGTCATTTTAGAAATAGCTTGAGCATTTCTAGCATCTTCCATTTTTGCTGTAAGCTCAGCTTGTATTGCTTTTCTTTGCTTGCCAGTTACAGCTGATAACATCATTAGTTCTTCGCCATACGCAGCCATGTCTTCTTGTGATATTTTATTATTTTTTCTGTCAATACCATACTGTCTGTCTTGATATTCTGTGTAGTCTAGCATTAGCTCATTAATATCAGATACAGTATATCCTAAGTTCATTAATTCTTTGCCTGGACCTTTTCTAAAATCTCTAGACATATTACCAAATGCTATTCCAGCAGTTGCAGTTGTCCCTCCAAACAATCTCATACGATCAGCGTTCTCAGTAATAACACCTGTAAACATATCCAAAGGCATTGCTGCATTTGCAGCAGCCAGTCTTAGGCCGTTGAGTCCAACGCCAAATGTTGCACCTGACTCACTAAGTGATCTAAATGCGGCAAGATTAGTATCAAGAATTCCAGCAAATGATCCAAGTATTCCGCCTACAAACGGAACAGTTTTTGCAAAACTTTCTAAACTGTCTTCTGATCCAAATAAAGCTTTCGAAAAATTAGTAACACTGCCAAGTAGTTGTCCAGATACAGCGCCGCCGAATGACAATACTGATTTAGTTGCTCCGTTAAGTGCTTTACGGAATCTACCGGTTTCATCTTTAGATTTTTTTTCTTCTTTGTTTTTTTCTTTTTGCTGATAAGTTGATGCTTGAATTATTTTATAATTCTCTTGTAATATTGCTTGCGCCTTTTTAGGATCCATGCCTCCGCCCTGAGCTTTTGCCATAGACTCCATAGCCGCGGTCAATCTAACTAGAGTAACTTCACTTGCTACTCCGTTGGCGCCGCCTACATTACCAATTTCTACTTCTTCAGCCAAAATTCATGCTTCCTAGTTAACTACGCATATAAATAAATTAGATACATACTTATATTATGTATTTATACGGAGAAAGATCATGGCAGAATTTAACCCCTTAACTGCTGACGCTAATTTAAAATCATTAGCCGATACAGGAAAAAATCCTTTAGAACAATACTTTAGACAGCCTAAAGTATATATAACCCTTCCTAGTAAAGGAAAATACTATGCAGATGGTGCATTAGATATTCCAGAAACTGGTGAATTTCCGGTGTTTGCAATGACAGCAAAGGATGAACTTACTATGAAAACACCTGATGCTTTATTGAATGGCGCAGCAACAGTTAGTGTTATTAAAAGTTGTGTTCCTAATATTGTTGACCCTTGGGAATTACCTAGTATCGATCTTGATGCAATATTAATTGGTATTAGAATTGCTACATACGGCGAAATGCTTGATATTGATACAAAAGTTCCTGTAACAGGT